AACTTTCTTCCCGCGGGTATCCAATTCTCTGAGGGTGCTGCTTCAATTTGCGCCATTAGTTCTTGATTGTTATGTTTCCGAGGTTTGCTTTGAATTTACCCGCGATATCTTCCGCGAATGCTGCTCCAAGTTTCTTCGTGTATCGTTTAGAAACGGCTGTATATGCTTTCTCGTAGAACCGAAGACCAACGATTCCCTTTTGTTTGACCGAGCGAGCCATGAGGAAAGCAGCGGAGTTGATATTGCTCTTCGTGTTCTTCTTGAACCGACCCTTCTCATCTCTCAGCTTGATTCCTTTGGCTTTGATCCACTTCACAAAGACCGAGGACGGAGGTTGCTTGCGAAACGTAAAGGGTGACCCTTGATTCTTGCGGGTGCCGTTCACTCCAAAGTGAATAAAGGGAGCGTACTTCTTCGCTTTGCCTTTGGCTCCAAAACTGATTTCTCGTATCTCGTTTCCACGTACCCGAATGCGATAATTCAGAGATCGCTTGAGCGTACCCGATGCGACTCCGTAGTTCTTATTCTTGCCGATTCTACGCCCTCCGAGATGCCTCTTCGCACTCTTGAGGATATCATCTGCAAACGCGATAAGTGTCTCGTTGACTTTGCTCATATCCCTGCGCGTTCGGATGCCTTGCGGCAATGGTTCTTCTCGATGCTATCAAGTAACAAGGTCAGCCATAAACCGAGACCCGTTAGCGTTCGTTCTCGTTGGTTCGCTCCCAGGACAGCAGAAACGGAATGATTCCCAAAAGGAACCCCCGAATCCATTAGAAGCCGATTGAGGAACTTTGACGCTGTAACCGATACAATTATTGACACGTCACGAAAGAAGTCGTATATGGCTCTCCAAATGCTTCTGAGGACATCTGAGGCAATAAAGAAGAGCGACTCTCCAAACGAGTACACGATCCCAACGGGAATTGCTACGAATGCGAGGACTACGAGAAAGAGGATTTTGATAGCTTTCATAATTCGGGATCTTCAGGCAACCAGCCGTTTTCCTCCATGTACTCTTGATCTCGAACGGTGGTATCGCTTGGGATGATATAACCGAACGGGAACTTCTGATTCGTTTGCACAAATGCAGACAGGGAGAAGCGTTCATCGTTAGACAGCTCAGGAAAGCAAGCGACAAGGCGTTCGAGTATCGCAGCGGGATGCACGTTGATGAGGTAATCGGTATCAACCTGCAAGGCGTTCTGTACTCCGTCAGGGTGTACGATAATACCAAACACGGTCGAAGCCGCTTCCCCATCTGCCTGTATCAATACAGGGCGTGAGATGTTGTAGAGTTCGCGCGTGATTTGGTACGCTCTGCGCTCGCTTGTCTGCGTGTCCGTTGGTAGGACTATGATATATCCGTTCATCAGTAGATGCTGTAAAAGGTGTTGATGTTGGTCTCGATGTTGGTGCGGTTGGCTGATTCGTCGGAGTCATAGACTATTAACTCAGACGCTGTGCCTTTCCAGTAGCTACTAGCTCTCCTTCCGATACGTAAATCCATTTGACCACTAATAACACCTAATGTGCCGCTTGTTGCTGTGGCTCCATTTATACCAAGTTCACCCCCGGTATTATCAAATACTGCATAAACCAATTTACTTGTTGTACTTGGCAATCCGGATAAGTTTATACTGCCATTATTGAAAGCCCAATATCCCGTAACCGTGTCGTAGAAAAAAGAATTTTCAAATCGGTCAAACTGTCCAAACATTCTCGCGGTTGCATCAAAATTGGTATGATGAATAAAACAAGTGGCTACGGACAAGCCTACTGTTGGCGCGCTTATCTCCGTGCTTGTGCCATTAAACTCAACCGCAGGCTTTCCGTTGTCCGTCACTACGCCCGTAGTCCCGTCGTAAATCTTTGGCATTGAACCCGTGACCGTCTGCGTCGCGTCGTTTCCGTTTCCACTCTGACAATACCACTTCGATACGAACCCATTATTTGAACCGCAATGCGCTGCCAGTGCGACCGTATCCAATTCACCGAATACGTTGAACCCTATATCCGCGTAGCTGCTCCCGTTGTAAACCTCTACCGCTGAACCAACGTAGGAACTCGAAAGCCGTCGCAATGAATACGCAGCCGCTGCACCGCTGTACGTGTCAAGCAGTGGCGTGTTTTGGGTGAAGTAATCGCCTATGTTTTCTTCGATGTCGGTGCGGTCGGAATCCTTGTCACTTTTGTAAACAATAAATTCTTGAAATTGAGGCATTCCCCATCCTGTAAGGCTGCTTAATCCTAAATCAACATCAGTATAAAGAGTATTTGCAATGTCCGACGTTACTAAAGCTTGCTGCTCTATGTTGTCATAAAACGTGCCTCTATCAACAAAACTTGTTGATGCGCCGTTTATGAATAATTGATTCAATGTGGCATTACTTCCAGCCGTAGTGCTTGTACTACCATCTGTAAATGTGAAATAATAATAATTACCGCTGCTAATTACTGCCCCCTTTAAGGTTACAGCTTTTAAAACTCCAAACGAATAAAAATCCGCATCGCCTGATATGCCTAAATTTATGTAGGTCGTTCCGTCTGTTGAAGTGAACGCTACCTTTCCGTTTTCCTTCACCAACGCCCCGCCCGTGTAAATCGTCGGTTCTGTTCCGTTTACCGTCGCATCGTTCCCGTTTCCGCTTTGGTCTTTCCAAGTGTAGACCGTGCAAGTCGTGCCCGCGCAGAACGTCGTGATAGCCGCCTCGTCGATGTTTCCTTCCGAGTCGAAGCCAATCGTTGTGGTCGTGCTATCCGATGCCCTGCGGATCACCATGCAATCGGTAACGTTACCGTTTAAACGGCGCGTTGAATACGCCGCCTCCGCTCCGCTGCCATACGTCTCGTTAAGTAACCCCGTGAACGCTGGGGCGGCTGTTACCTCCTCCCACGTTTGCTTCAGGCTGATTGGAACTGTGCCGCCCGTCCTCGCTTTGAGATACTCCAAAAGAGCCGCCTTTGCATTAGCGAAAGTAATATCGTCCGCGAGTGTCGTAAACTCAACCCAAGTCCCCGTATCGGGATCTGCAAACGCAGCCTCTGAGTAGTATATCTTCCTTTTGATAACCTTGCCCGCTGTTGGGGTGTCGCTGCTTGCGCTCTCCGCGAGTCCGTCCCCGTCCGCTTTGGCTGTGTAATAAAGTTCGACCGTATCCGTTGCACCGCTTCGGAAGGTCTCCGCATCTGTGGCAAAGCGTTCGTGATATTGAACCCCGCTTGCAGCGTCTGCCCATTCGAGGTCGTAGTCCGTGCCGCTTGCCTTCACAAGAGCTTGTCCCGAAGTACCTCCCGCAATGACTCCAACCTTTGCCGTGTTCGCGGTTATCTCTCCCGCTTGTGTCGGTGTGATGCCTGTCTTTGCGTTGTTCGCTGTGATATCGTTCGCTTGTTGTGTCGTGATTCCAACCTTCGCGGTGTTGGCTGTTATCTCGCTCGCTTGCGTTGGTGTTATTCCCACCTTTGCCGTATTTGCTACGACAGCGGCATTCGCTGCAACGCGTGCCTCTGTATAATAGAGATTCCCATTCTCGTCAATGTCTCCCGTATCCAAAACCACAACGCCCGTTTGACCGTTTACCGAGTCGACAGGAACGTTCGGGATATCGGTCGTAAGTGCCAGGGTTCCCGTTGAGCTTGGAAGAAGAACGGTGATATTTCCTGCGTTAGGTGCGCGAAGCCAAATCTTACCCGTAGCATTCTCCCAATATGTTAACGCCCCTTGTTTGAAGTTGATGTCTGCAATTGTCGAAAGAGCGTCGCTCCCTTCAATGGTCATTGCCTCGAACTCGACTTCGTTCCCTTCCGTACCTGCTGCAACTGCAAAGGACATTACACCGGGAGAGGCTTCGGTAACGGTCAAACCTGAGAGGTTGACCTTCATCTTTGCGCTGTTGGCGAGAATGTCGATATACCCCTTCGTCGTGTCGTTAAGGGTGTCATACATCTGCGCCCCTGTTCCGCTTGCTTTAAACCGTGCGAGAAGCTCTTGAAGCCCTCCATTCTTCATCCACTTCTGAACGCCTGAGTTATACGACAAGACATCGCCTTGTTCCGGGCTTATGATGTTCACATCGGTCAAGTCCTCGAGCGTTTCTGCTCCTCCCGTGTTTAAGGTAACTACCCCGTCTCCATCATCGGTGAGGGTGCCGTTCGTTACGTTGATTGTGCGAACGCTAAGGACATCTGTTGAGCCGTCGAGCGTCAGCATACGCAAGAACCCGCGTCGAGCATATGAAGGGACATCCCCACCCCCGGGAATTACTCCGTCGATTGGAGCATTGCAAGCGTCCCACTCGTAAGGGATTTCAACAGACAAATCGAGCAGCACGCCCGAGAGAACGTTCTTTGTCTCTTCCTCGAGTGGTGTCGTTGTCGCGTTTACAACCTCATAATCTTGAGCAAAGGTGAAGATATTCCCACCCATGCGGATATCTGCGATAATGTCTTCCGCGCATTGCTCCGCATCGGACACGACCTCCCGTTGTCGTTCTACCTTATCGGTCTTGTCTGCTGGTACGTCAAGGATATATACCTCGATGTTATAAGTCTTTGTCCCGGTGTCATATGTTGCCCCGGTGTAAACCATGTGCATCAAGGGGAACTCGGTAAACTTTGCGAGGTCTACATCATCCGGAGAGCCGAATGAGAATGACTTAATAAAGAAGTGATTCGTTGCGAATACTTCAAACCTTTCGACGATGTTATTGAACGTGATCATTTGCGCTTCTGTCTTTTAGATAGCTGAGGTGTTGGAAGATGACTTGAACAGGGAGTTCCGTAATCGCGTCCATTTTGAGAACGTCTTCCCCTGCGAGGGAATAGAGGAGATGATACCATCCCCATTTTTCACCGACTGGATCGCTTTGTCCGCTACCTCCAGCAAAGAGAACTGCATATCGTGCAGCAGTTGATTTCTGGAAGTCCAAAAAAAAAGCAGCATACCCGAGACCAAGTCAGCGGGCATCTCTTCAAAGATGCTTGCGTCTTCTTTGGTGGTGTACTTCTTTATCTCGTATTTCTCTCCGAGTTCGTAGGTCACTTCCCGATAGAGTAGAGCGGTAATTTTGTGAGCGTTTGCCCAAAAGTCTTCGAGGTGGTTTTCCATGTCGATCCACTCGCCCGCTGTAAACTCATCCCAGTTCGGAATAAAGCCGAAGCGTTTTCCGTCCATCTCAACGACTTTCTCATGACGTGCAGTCTCTTGGGTTAGAAGATTGTCAAGATGCGCTGAAGCGGCTTCTATTAGCTTCTGAGGCATCGCACGCAGTTTCTCCACCGAGTACCCCGAACAGATAGATA